TCAGAGGTAATACGGCTGAGAATTGAGATCAAGCAATATCCTATCGCGAATTGCCACCAGCCTGTTCACGTCATCTCTCCACCACCTTTTATTACTCCGTAACTGATCTTCCATATCACTTATGGATTTATCCATCAACTTTGAGATCGAACTTTGGTGCCGAGAACGCTCTTTTGGCAAATCTTTGAACATCTGTGAAAACACCATTTTCTGCTGATGCGTTTCGAGATTTGAAACACCTGCCTTTGAGACCACATCTACAAAATCAAAAGCAGCTGCGGCATGACCTCGCGACAAATCTTCCAAATCGGCGACTGTACAATATATTACGTCATCCAACGACAAAGGGGATTGGGGATAATTTTCTTCAGCCCACCCCTCAAGTCCTTTATCAACATAATCCGAAACCCACCTACCGCCATAAATACCAAAATCCATATGCGTAACTACAAGCATCGAGAATTTTTTACCGGAAAACCTTTCCGTCCTCCCCAAACACCAAGCCGTATGAAACCCTTGCTTAATTGCCTTAATAAAACTTTCACCCAGCAACTTTTTAAGCAGTTCTGGGTCAGATGCCGTTTTAACTATAGGACTAGGCTCAATAGCCTTACTCTCAATTAAAACAATGTGCCCATCGCCCTCAACTAGAAAATCGATGACCTTACCCTTTATACCATTAACCCTGTAGAACTCAGCAATCCCCTCTCGCTCTTTCCAGTACTTAACCCCTGAGTGATGCAGCACATCATCAACGTACCGCTCAAAATCCAAACCAAACTTATCCTTAAACCCCTTCACCTTTTTCAAAGCCGTCGGAACATATTGCGCCATACTCGAAAAAAACATATCTACATCATAAACCAGCAAGTCCGTACCATTTATCAAGATAGGCCGATCTTTTAAAGGAGTGTCCTGAAAGAACTCGCCACCGCAAAAACCCTCTAACCTATGAGCCTCAAAATACAAGGGAAGATCAGCAGTCCGAATACCAGTCAATTTCAAATATCTAAATAAATCCTCAAAAGTAACGCTAGGACAAAGATAATAAATCGCGCCTATCAAATTAAGATCAACCACAGAATGAGTATGAGCCAGCGCCACAGTGACAAAGTGCATTGATATCTTATAAAAAGAATCCAAGCTTATGCCAGCAACCGACTTGAACCCCTCCTGATACCAAGGATCCCTTGAGAAAAAAGCACCCTGCCTTATAAAATCTAAGTAAGTATGTTTTTTCTGCGCCTGGTACCACAGTTGCTGTAGCATCATCGGCCTTAGCTTAAGCACAACATCACCCCCTGCCAAGCCCGAAGCCTCAAATTGCAATCTATGAAGCTTATTAGCAAGCCTAGCAAATGTGCTAGCATCCATACGTTTGTTTCCTGACGGAGCAAGTAAAGCAAGTTTAAGCAAAAAGAACTGGAGCCAGGGGAGACGCTGCAGCATATCTTTCTTTTCGGCTTTCTCCACCTGCAAATTTTTAAAAGCTGCCTCGATGACTGTAAAATGATCATAGCCTGACAACTCGCGAGACAAGGCCTTCATTTTATAGGAATAGCGTGTCTCAACCATAATTTCCTCCCATCAGGTAAACACAGATATTTCCATACATCTGGCGACCCACTGAAGCGCCGTACAGAACTTCTCTTACTCCACCCGCTCATTCAACTACATTATGCGAATCAGTCTAGCCAATCTGATAGGGATTTGAACCCGCCCGACGTGCAGGCCATTATAGGCCAGTAAAAACGGCTATTCTCACCTGAGCAAATGGCCCAATCAGGCCTCAAGCGTCACAGAATCTGCTCTAAATTTTCCCTAAAATATCTACGGCACTAGGAGTCCATCATGGCTGCTTCTACTTACCCAATCTGCCATCAGCAGCCGCACTGGAAGAACTGCCCCTCCGAATTAGTCAACGTGGCTCAATCCACATCCACGACAACATCATGGTCGATCCTGATGACGCTGGACAGCCACACTGAAGCAATCTCAATTGGGATCGATCACCTATGGGCTTGTATCAGCAACGCTGTCCACAGTCTTCGATGCATCATCAGGCGCCCCCTTACGGCTCCTCGACCAGCAGTGACTGGAGGGGCTGGAGGGGCTGGAGGGGCTGGAGGGGCTGCCTCTGGCAGAAATTAGCCCCCAACACATGCCGGCTTCACTGGAAGATTTTTCGCCTACGCTCATCGACCATGGCTCATGTCACGCAATCCCGCCATCAATCCAAATACTGCCAAGATCAGATAGATGGCTAATTGGCATTAGCGGTTAAGTGTGGTATGAATATCGCCTTAAAAAGCTAATTCCGCCATAAATTTTTCACAAATGTAACAACTCTCAATGGATAGCGAAATTTCATGGAAAAAATTCTTCTAGTAGTTATCACAGACAACGAATACAAAGCCCTTCACCCATTCTTAAGTATACAAGGTAGCCCAAGATATTTCGGGAAATCCTTTGTGGAACAAGGAACCATCGCAGAAAAAGATGTTTTTCTTTGCAAGATGGGCGACATGGGCAGCAGAACAAAAGGATCTGTAGCCGCATCACTAGCGTCTATCATCGATGAAATCAAACCCTCAATCGTAATTGAAGTTGGCATCTGCTTTGGCATGAAGTCTGACTTTAAAATTGGAGACGTTTGCATTTCCAAGTTGACATTCGACTATGAATACCAAAAGATCGAAGACGGAACTACGCAAAACAGGCTTCGTCACCTCGACTCACCAGATGAAATTTTTACGCCACTATCTCACTTCGCTCTGCACTACTCAAATGAGTTCTCTGTCCGAACAGGAAATTACGCCTGCGGAGATAAAGTTGTAGATGATCAGAATTTCAAAGACAAAATTAAAAAAGCCATTCCTGATGCAGTAGTTGGGGACATGGAGTCTTACAGCCTAGCCCTGATATGTGATGAAAAAAAAATTCCATGGTGCGTAATCAAAGCCTCATCTGACGACGGGGTTAACAAGAATGACGACAACCAAATAGTCGCAGCCCGAAATGCAGCACAATTCACTAAAGACTTCCTAGAGCAACATGACCTAAGTGAAAAAACGGCCTCTATGGAAGTTGACGTCCATACAGATCACCTCTTTTTTGAGGCCATTACCCAAGAAATCACGGGCAAGAAACACTTCAAAACAGAGACAGTTACTAAAAACCGTGCCGGCCTCCATATTCACCATCACCCTGACATGGGAGATGCCTGGATACTAGTGTATCTTTATAAAGCCACTAGCATTCCAGAAGCCTTGAGAACCTTGATAAAGCACTGGAGAACCGCTCCTTTTCGAGTTGATCTCTGCGTTATTTCAAGAGAGGAAATTTCTGAACCAAAACTCAACACATACTTGCAAATTTTACGAAACGCAGGCTGCCAGAAAATCTACGTAAACGTCGTAAAGAAATTTATCTACGAACGCGTAGTCAAAGAACTGAGTCCTTCCGCAAGCCTCCTTTCTGACCAGAACTATGTAGACCAGAAGGTATTTATTGAGGGAGGACGTGCAGTTTCTAGTCGCCGCTATGCTACCAGCTTTATAAAAGACAGAGCGGACTCCGTTATACCATTCAAACCCATTAGCGTAATACTAGGACAAGGCGGTATTGGCAAAACCACTTTATGTAAAAATATAGCCGCACATTTCGAACGACTTTCCAGCAAAAACGAGCATCTTTTACTCATAACTAAATCGGACATCCTGAACGGGCACTCTGGCATGCCCATAAACTCGATCACCGACTTATATCGCGAGTATCACAATGAAGCTAACGGAATGACTAACGCCTTTGGCGAGCGTAGTTTTGAAATTGCATTAAGCTCAGGCTCGCTAATAGTTATGGTCGACGGCATCGATGAGATAGAGTCTGCCTTAGGCGACAAATTCAACATGGATAGCTTTATCGACTCCATCGGCGCATTAAACAGCACCTTGGGTTCATGCAAAGTATTCCTAACCTCACGCCCCTTTAACTCTGAGCGCTTTTACTCACTTGACAACACCAACGTCGTTGAACTGAAAGGCTTTTCTGCGGAAGATGTGAATGACTACCTCAGCAAACTTCCTCCAGCGATCGATCGCAGAATTAGAAATATCGCCTCAAAACTTCAAACCCCTCATGGATTTGTTAATCCATATTTACTTAGCACCATAACCAGAATCTGCACCGAGTCGGAAATTGGAACTAACGAAATCAGCAGCCATTTTTTGGACAGCTCAGTACCTTTTGAATTCGTTCTATCCAAATTGCTCGCGAGAGAGATTGAGAAACAATCCCTTGGCATTTCTGTCGACACTTATTACGAACTTCTTGATCACATCGTCGTCGACTGTGAAAATACACTGACACTGCATGATTTCCAAACCTATATCGACACCATGCTGTCATCTGCAGGAACCTCCTCGGAGGCACTCTCCGAAAGCTATCTTAAATGCCTTCTTTTCAAGATCGCCGATGAAAGGGTCTCCATAGAACAAGACGAATACGTAGTTCTACTCCGAACAAAGGCTCTGTACAGCATTCTATCTGGTGAGAAAGCAGCCAACCTGCATCAACTTCAGAGAGCAATGAGCATTTTGGGGGAGGACCCTACCGACTCTTTCGGGGTAAGAGAACACACCTATAGGTTACTTTTAGAAAGAAAAATTTCGGACGAAACCGTTAACTCTGCGCTCAAAAATTGCTTCGAAGGATTCAAACCTTTCATTGAAGCAAAAATCCCGCGCGCCAAAAATGCGATTTATGCCATTCATCAATTTGCACTTACCTACAATCGACCTAAAGGAGCCACCGAAGCCATGCAGGTGCTAGAGTTGCTCCACACAACAAATAAAATTACCAACATGTACATATACGGAGATTTTCCACCACTAGACTTCTCAGGGAAAACACTTGAGCATTGCGAATTCATAGGTTATAAAAAGTTCCTTCGCGGGCGAGCAAACCATGAAACCAGATTCAGAAAATGCCGCTTCGCCAAATCATCGGACCTCTCCTCAACCAATTTTACAGGAGAGATGTTTGAAGAGGACTGCTCACTGGATGAGGCATTGAAGCTCGCTATATCTTTTAGCATGGACAAGAAGGAAGGCCGAGAAGCAAGAGTACGAAGCGACATCAAGCACATTCTTAAAGTTATGCGGCTAGGGCTCGGCTTCAACCCAAAGAGCCTTAATAAAATCAAACAGAACACCAGCCTACTAAGTGGCAAAAGCTACGAAGCTTTACTTTCTGCCCTCTGTCGCCATGAAGTTCTTTCGTTCGACTCCGAATCTGGAACCTACAGTGTATTGCCCCAGCATCATTCTCAAGCTTTTGCATTATGCGAAGAGAACGATGCAAGAGGGACTATAAAAAAATTGATATTCGAGCTATCTAACTAGCGTTATAAATGTGGTGTTCAGCTAAACCTGAGCACCACATACACACGGCATGGACCCATTTTTTTCCTGCTGGCGAAACGCTCAAAAGGCATAGGAGGGCATAAAATGGCGCTCGGTTTACCCCATTTCTACCTCATTGTGCAGGCAAGGCTGTCCACCCAAGAAGTGAAATTTCGTATCCCACCGGTGCCCTTAAGATATCCAATTTAAACGCACCTTTACTCCCCCACCTCCTGCGCATCCAGCGCCCACCACCTGGCCGACTCGACGAACTCCAGCATCTCAACCAGCACCGCAGGCTCGATCTCTTGCCGCCGCCGCGCGGCATATGCCATCTCATTCATCACGGCAGCGCGACCATCTGGATCGCTGAAGGCATCATTCTTGTGTCCGTTCGACAGCGGGTCCGACGTGTGATGGGAAAAGAGCTTGCCATCGGTGATCGTCACCCCAGGCATGCCGGAGCTGCTGTGTGGGCTCAGCCACTTCCCGTCGATGCGCTTGTAGCCATGCGCCTCGATCATCGTCGCGATGTCATGGATGCGGTTGAATTCCGGGATGACCTCGGGGAGCTTGTCACCAGATCGAGCAGCAGCTGGTGGTGATGGCCTTGGCACGGGGCGAGCCGCAGGCATAACCGGCTTTGGCCTCCACGGACAAACGGCCTCTCCTTTGGGCTTGAACTCGTCCCACCCCTGCCAGATCGCCAGCAGCTCAGGCGGGAGCTCCGGCAAGCCGCCAGCGTCTGGCGCAGTGCGCCATGTGTAGGGCTTACCCGTGCCAGGGTGGATGGAGGGCGGAAGCACGTCTTGTACCAGGCCGCCCCGCAACTCGAAGACGGTCACTTTCTTGAAGGGCTCAGCAGCCAGTCGGAAAGCCGCTTCGCGGTCGGCATCTTCCGCGTCTACCGCTGCTTGGACCTGCGCCATTAGCCCTTTGTAGATGGTGCCATCGGGGTCGTTCTTGTTGGGCCAAACCAGGGCGTGGCGACTCAACTCCACACCCTCGGGGACACGGAATATCACACGGAAACGTTCAGGGTTACCCACGGAGGTCGGGTATGCGTCTGCAAGGGCGTCAACGTCGAGACCAAGCGTCTGCTGCAGGACCTGCCGCGTCAGCTCGACATCATCAACGTCCAGCGAACAGACACGACTAGGCCCGAGCACCACCCCTAGGTTGTGAGTCGGGCGCTTCATCCAGAACGCTTCGGCATCAGCGGCGACAGTGAAGTAGCGACCGGGCTGGTTCCAACCTTTACCCTTCGGCCCCTTCTCGCCTGGCTCGATGGGAACCAGAGCCAGACCGAAGGTTTCAATGTAACGCCGCGCCCAATCAGCTGTGGTAGGAGTTGGGCGCTCGCTCATCTCCGACGCTCCCGCAACTCCTGGCAGTCGACACAGGTTTCGCAACCGGCGACAGACTGTTGACGGGCCAACGGAATCGGCCCATCGCAATCTTCACAGAACTGCGCGCTCGGCTTTTCAGGAAGGCGCGCAAGCCGCTGCAACGACAACTGCAGGAAGTACTCAGCATGATCGTTGGCGAAATCGACGGCATCAGCCATGGTTTGAGTCCTCCATGGCCTCTCGGGCACCTGCCATGATGGCGAGCACCTGCCGGATAACCTCCATGCCACGCTGCTCCAGGTCCAATACCTCCGGCAAAGTCCAAACATTGTCCGAGGCACCATCATGCAGGCTACCCACGAACTGTCCCGACTCGTCGAGCAGCTTCGCAACCGCCTGCAGCGCATCGTTGGTAGCCGGCACCGGTTCGGGGCGATACCAGACCGCTCCGGCAGGACGGACCAGCGCGTCGAGCAGCCGCGAATCACCAGTCCACTGGACGATCTCTTCGAGCTCGTCGGGGGTTGGCCAGCGGCGGTCGTCGGTGTGGTGCAGCTTCTTCTGAAGGGTATCCACCTCAAGCCCCATGTCGAAGGCCAGCTTGGTGATACCACCGTGATAATCACGACCAGCGCGATAGAGCGCCTGCCGCAAGGGGAGGACCGGGCCAGCGCCCGGCAAAAGATCAATCCTGCTCATAACCGTAAATCCTCGGTTTACGGTGTAGCCATCGGATGAGGTAAGACCTATCCTACGACCACGACCGTCGTGCTGTGCGTAAATCCGCGCTGTGCTGTGCGTGTACTGCATGCGGTAATAGCCATCCGGCTGAACTTGTGAGAGAGGGCACCGGATGACGAGAGTGAGGGTGTTACACCTTCATAGCTGGGCTGGGAGGTGAGAGTCCTGGCTCAGCGTTCTTACTTTTGATCTGTTTACTCCTGTTGGACCTGCTCGCCGTAAAAAACCTCGATAGCCTTGCCTACCTCATAGCGGACTGCCGCTCCCTTCGTCGCGCGATATATCGTCGGCTGTGTCACCCCGACCCGATCAGCAATCGCACGCTGTGAAAAACCCTGTGCAATTAGGGCTCGAAGCATCTCTTGTATGGACATGATGCAACCTATTCGTTAGCGAATAACCAGATGTTACCCAAACGAATAGGCGAGAGCAATACACTAGCGATACGCAAACTAATCAGAGCCGTTAGCAGTGATAGGAAACCGCATAGCAAAGCGTATGCACGAGCTTGGTCTGTCAGGTGGTGAGCTCGCCCGGCGATCCGGCGTCCCACAGCCAACAATTCATAGAATCCTCTCAGGGACATCGGTCAGTCCCCGGCAGGAAAACGTCGAGCGCATTGCCAAAGTGCTGGGCGTCACAACTGAGTGGCTCTGGAAGGGTGAAGCTGGCAACCCTGTTGCCGTAGCGCCACATACGAACGTCGAACCAGGCCCACACGTTCGCGGCTTTGTACCGCTGATCTCCTGGGTGCAGGCTGGCGCTTGGTGCGAAATGCAAGAACCGCTGGAGATGCATGAAGCGGAGGCTTGGTTACCATGCGCGGTATCGCATAGCAGCTCGACATTCGCACTTAGGGTGCGAGGCTTGTCGATGTTCAACCCGCACGAACGAAGGTCCTTCAGGGAAGGAGACATTATTTTTGTCGACCCTGGGAAAGAGTATGAGAACGGCTCCCTTGTGATCGCCAAGCTTGCCGATAGTAGAGAAGCCACGTTCAAGCAGCTCGTTATCGAAGGAGACCGCCAGTTCCTGAAGCCGCTCAACCCCTCATGGCCGGATCCGATCATTGAACTTCCACCCGACGCCACGATTTGTGGCGTTGTAGTGTCGAAGGTGGAGATTTTCTAATCGTTCCCGAATAGGGCCATCTCGAAAAGGTATTGACCCAAATAATTCGTTTGAGTATTGTCTGGACCGCACCCTCTCTCTCACTGAGGTTCAGACATGCCAAACGCACAGCACAAAACCTCGTGCAAGGTCTACTTGCACCCAATGACCTGCAACCGCCCCGCACAACTGGTGGCGTTCCAGCTTCGAACAGGTCTTCATATCGTGGCCACCCCACGTGGCAACGCTCAGGCTCTTCCCGCTCTTGGGGGTGTTGAATGAGCGAGTTCACTATTCCTTTGAGTCGGATCATGGTGCTGGAGCGCACGCTGGAGCACGGAGGTACCGCGACTTGCAAACTCCAGCGCCCCGAGACATCGCTGGACGCGCAGGTTTACGTCGAAAATGACAGTACCACTCACCACATCAAGGTGACGATGGGGCCTCTCACCAGCTCTCTATCCCTTCCCCGCAGGCTGGCCACCAAGTGCCAATCCTTGCGCAACTTCCTGCAGGATCTGGCCAATGGCCGAGCTGACTCCGGCGCAATGTCGGAAGATGCTCTCGCCCTGCTGGAGGCGCAAGACAGCGTGGATGAGGTCCTACTCGCCGGCCAGATCGCGTATGTGATCAACACCGTCAACCATGCGCTGCCCTTCGGCGCAGTTGTGACCAATGACCAGGGCGAGGTCTGCGCAGCGGTTACCGCCTCAAGCAAACAGCAACTCGCTGCCGCCCTGCGCGCAAAGCTCAAGCCCGGCCATGAGGGGCTTGGGGAGCGCACATGAGCACCCTGGAACAACTGCGCAGTGAGTGGGCGACGCCCTGCCCCACGTTGACCGCCGTGCGGGAGCGCTACTTCCCGCACATAGGCTCGGACAGACGACTCAGGGAGCTGATCAACAAAGGGGCGATCCCGCTGACGTTGAAAAAGCTGCACAACTCAGCGAAGGCGCCCCACGTGATCTACCTGCACGACCTCGCCCAATACCTGGACCGTCAGGCGCAACAAGACTCGCAAATCGCGTGAACCAGGCAGCCCCGGCCATCAGGGGCAACAGCCCGCCACCGGCTCTCAAATCCACGGTGGCGGGTCAATATGGAGCACACCATATGCAACCACATCAGCAAGTCCTCGCTTTGGGCATTCTTTGGCTTGTCACCTTGATTGTCGCGCCGTACTTGTTCACGAAGGCTCGCAGCCGCGCCTTCAGTCGTGGCGTGGAGATCGGCAAGGAACATCATCGAGCCGACCTGAAGCTGCAGCTCAAGACCCTCCGAGAGGAACTAGACGAAGCACGGGTTCAGACCGAGGCAGACCAACGTAAGCACCATCAGGCTGTGGCGGTTTTCAAGCGAACCATCACCGAGCTTGAAGAGCGGATCATGTCCTACACAGGCATGCCGGTGACCAGGGCAGACTACGACCAAGTGCTCGCTGCTGCCGACACCCTTCGGCTCGCCAACCGCACCCTCACCGTATTGAAGTCGGAACCCCAAGCAGCCCGGGCAGGCCACCAGGCCAAGGCCATGGATGACTTGGCAAGGCGCATCCACGCCCAACTGCGTGCCACACCGGCCAGCACCTCTAAAGCGGAGGTAGCAGCATGAGCACCAAGAGCGTACTCGTAATTGGCCCGCAAGGGTGCGGCAAGACCACTCAAGCCCCCGCGATCGCCAAGGCCCTGGGCCTCAGCAATATCCACGACAACTGGGAGCCCGGAGCAGCAGTCGCACTTCTGGACACCTTGGTACTGGCGAACGCACGCGTTGCCAACTGGCACTTCAAAGGGCGGACGATAACTTTCGACCAGGCCATGCAGATCGTCCAGCGCGGAGGTGACGCAGCATGACTCTGCGTAGGCATGTTCTGAAGCACTTCCACATGTGCTGCGGCTTGGGCGGCGGCGCCAAGGGGTTCAACCGATCGAAACCCATCGTCGGCAACCTGCAGGCCGACTGGCAGTGCATTGGCGGCGTAGATGTGGACCCGGCCGGGCTGGCCGATTTCGAGCGCCTTTCGGGCGTTAAGGGCACGCTCATCGATCTGTTTACCCGCGACCAGTACATCCGCTTCCACGGGAAGGAGCCACCACCAAGGTGGCGCGAGGCGACCCCGGAGGACATTCGTCGCGCCGCAGGCGGCCAGCGCCCTGACGCAGTGTTCATCAGCTCCCCCTGCAAGGGCGCGAGCGGGCTGCTGTCCGAAACCATGAGCCTGACGCCACGATACCAGGCCTTGAACGAACTGACGCTGCGCTGTATCTGGCTGTTCTGCGAGGCCTGGGCCGATGACCCAGTACCGCTGCTGGTGTTCGAGAACGTACCACGCCTCGCCACTCGCGGCCGGCACCTGCTCGACCAGATCAACAGCCTGCTGGACCAATTCGGCTACGCAGTCGCCGAGACCACTCACGACTGCGGCGTCATCGGCGGCCTGGCCCAGAGCCGCAAGCGCTTCCTGCTGGTGGCCCGCCACATCGAGAAGGTCCCTCCATTCCTGTACGAGCCAGAGAAGAAAAGCCTGCGAGCCGTGGGCGATATCCTTGGGCGCATGCCACTGGCCGGCGACATCGAGGCCGCCGGCCCCATGCACCGGGTTCCCGCACTGCAGTGGAAGACTTGGGTACGCCTCGCTCTGGTCGAGGCCGGCAAAGACTGGCGCAGCCTTAACGACCTCGCGATCGAGGATGGTTACCTTCGCGACTTCGTAATCGTCCCCGAAGCCTACGCAGGCTATCTGGGCGTGAACGACTGGGAGAAAGCCGTGGGCACTGTCGCCGGCAAATCCAACCCAACGAACGGCGCATTCTCGATAGCAGATCCTCGCGCTCAAGCCGGCGCCCTGCAGTACCAGCAATATGGGGTGCGCCGCTGGGAAGACACCAGCGGCGCAGTGATCGGCGTCAAGAGCCCAGGGCAAGGCACGTTCAGCGTGGCCGATCCACGACGAGCAGGCGGCGGCTTCGGCAAGTACCAAGTCACCCCTTTCACCAGCCCAGCCAACACCGTGATTGCTGTCAGCACCACCGGCCAAGGCGCCTTTGCGGTACAGGACCCGAGGTACCACAACTGGCACCCCGGCGCATCGAGCCGCAAGCTGAACGTGGTCGGAATGAACCAAACCGCTGGCACTGTCACCGGCTCGCAACAGGTCGCCAGCGGCGCCATGTCGATCGCCGATCCCCGGCCCGGCATGCGTCGCACCAAAGGCGATGCTTACCTGACGGGCGGGCACTACGGCGTGGTGCCGTGGGATGGCCCGGCAGGCGCCGTGTCCGCCAGCGCGATGCATGACAACGGCCGCTGGAGTGTCGCTGATCCGCGCCTACCAGCCGCCAACGAACGCCTGACTTGCGTAATTGAATCGCTGGACGGGACATGGCACCGCCCCTTCACAACCTTCGAGCTGGCCGCCATCCAGAGTCTGGTCGATCCCGAGGAGCAGTTGGAACTGGACGGCCTGAGCGACCAAGCCTGGCGGGAACGTATCGGCAACGCCGTCCCACCAGCTGCTGCAGAAGCTGTAGCCGATGTGATGGGCACCACCCTGTTGTTGGTCGCCCAGGGGGAAACCTTTGTGCTTAGCAGCATGCCGATTTGGGTACGCCCCATCGCAGTAGGCCTGAGCGTTGCTCAGCGGGAGGCCGCATGAACACACAGGGCAACAACGACGCAGCGACTGACTCCGAGAAACCCGCAGCCGCTTGGCTCGGCCATAGCTGCCCTTCAGAAACGAATTGAAATTGAATTAGCCAAGGCCTTGGAATCGGGCGTTTTACCATCGGCAAGCAGGCGATGAACGTCGGCCCTTCTGTCTCGCTAGCTCTGACTTACAGATCGCTGCCGATCACCTGGGAGCCGAGGTGGCTTGCCTTGCCCAAGTAATGCACCGCCATCAGGCAACGAGTTCGCCGTTGGGGGCTAGCTTGCCGCCTCGCCTCTTCTCTTCCCCTGTGGCACTAGGCTATCGTCTGACCTGAGCTCTATCCATGTACAGCAAAGGAACTGACCATGCGTTTGAGTAAAGTGCGAGTTCAAAACTATCGGAGCATTATCGATACCGGCGAGTTTGAGGTCGAACGACTTAAAACGATACTGGTTGGTCCAAATGAAGCCGGCAAGACTGCCATTCTGCAAGCAATCCAACAGATAAATGCTCCAGAGGGAGCCAAGAATTTTGATGCTCTTCGTGATTACCCAAGGGCTCTCTACTCCCAGATTACCAGGGGCGAGGTGGACGCTGAAGATTTAGAGGTGGTGACAGCAACCTTCGAGCTAGAGCAGGCCGACTTGGATCGTGCCCCTGAAAAAATCAAAGGGCAGCCGCTTAGCTACACCTATATCCGCTATTTAGGAAACAACGCGTCACACAGATTAAACGGGGCACCCCTCCCCGTTTACAACGACATCAAAAATGACCTGATAAGGCTAACGGCTCATTTGGATCGAGCGACCGTCGCGAGTGCCGCGAAGATTCACACCGACAGCCTTAGTAAGATAACGAGTACGTGGAGCCAATACCGATCCCTGGCCAGCGATGCTGCAGTTTTGAAGGCTTGGCTGGAGGAAAAGCTTCCACACGTTGATGAGGACGACGCGAAAGAGGTGGCGCGCTGGGAGGGCTTAGTCGCCACCCTCGATCACGCAACTGAAATGCAAGGATTTCTTTCGTATCTCAGCAAGAGCAGGCCTGTATTTGTACTCTACAGCAACTACTTCCGAGTCAAGCCGATCATACATTTGGGCAACCTTGCTACGCGATTGGCAAATGGCAGCCTGGATGACGATGCCTACGATTACGGAAACAATTGCTTACTGAGGCTACTTGGGTTTACTGCCCAAGAGCTATCAGAGTTGGGCCGAACATCTGACCCAAGCTACAACACAACCGATATCGACAACTTTCGAGAAAAGCTGGATCGACGTAGCTATCAGCTTAACGCTGCCAGCGTTGAACTGACTCAGCAGATCATCAAGGTCTGGAATCCTGACGATAACAAGGCAGAGGCCAGCAGGCTCAGGCTGACCGCAGATGGTCAGTACCTTAAAGTCGTGGTAGAGGATAATGTCGGCGTTGAAGTGGAGCTCGACCAACGTTCCGAAGGCTTCCAGTGGCTGGTCTCATTCTTCATTGTATTTTTCGCTGAGGCTAAAGGCAAACACAAGAATACCGTTCTGCTCCTTGATGAGCCAGGTGTGAGTCTCCACGCGTTGAAGCAGCGGGAGTTCAGAAAGACCATCTCGTTGCTCGCGGATGAAAACCAAACGATCTATTCGACTCACTCGCCATTTCTCGTGGGGCCAGACGAACTCGATTTGGTAAGGGTGGTGGAGCTGACAGATCGGACTGTCGGCACCAAGGTACACACGACCGTATCATCCAGTGATCCCGCAGCGCTGTTGCCACTGCAAGAAGCGCTCGGCTACGACCTCGCGCAGAGCCTTTTTGCGAATCAGCGTAACTTGATTCTGGAGGGCCTGACCGATTATTGGTACGTAGAGGCTATCTCCAGCCTGCTCAGGGAAGGGGGAAATGCCTCGCTGCACGACAAGATCGCACTGGTGCCAGCCAATACAGCCAGCAAGGTGGTGTACTTCGCGACCATCTTGACCTCGCACAACCTCAAGGTGGCGGCGCTTCTCGACTCGGATAACGCAGGTGACCAGGCAGCCCAGCAGGAAGTCTTAGTACACCGACTTAGCAACAAACGAATCCTCCGCACTTCTGACTACGCAGTGCCTAAGATTGAGAACGCCGAGATCGAAGATCTACTGCGCGACACGTTGGCCGCAATCGCTAAGGCCGACCTGGGCTGGGACATCACCTCGACACTTGGCAAGGCCGCCGACAGGCCCATTGTCGATATCTTCCAAAAACAAATCGGTAAGGACTTCTCGAAGTACAAGCTAGCAAAAGCCTTCCTCAGGTGGTCGCGTGACCACACCGCGAGCGAACTGAAGACTCATGAGGTGGAAGGTTGCGCGAACCTCATCAACGCCATCAACGCTGCCCTGAAGTGAGCAAGTTAAAGCTCATCCTTTACCGGATGGGCATGCTCCTCTTCAGCCATACGGGTTCCTATCTAGATAACTCAAATTGATATTAGAACAACGACGGATATGAATCGCCACTGGTTTTGTAGGCACTGGGTGAATGCCTCTGGCCGTTAGCTGCCCTTTTGAAGGGCGGCTATGGGTCGAAAGCAGCCGTTCGCGAGTGACCGCTTTCGACCCGAAGCGGACAGTCGCGGAAGGCAGCGACCGGCCAGAGGCAGACATTCGACTCCGACCCATTGCGGTCCGCCAACCTATGCATTGTAGCCGCTTATGACCGATTTCCGCCTAGCGCAAGTAGCAATATGCCGGCCAGCAAACCAACACAACTTAAGTATTCCACTGACTTAAAATTCTCATTCAGAGTGCAAACTTTTGCCAACCGAGAATTATACAATTACCGAACCGAACAACTCAGCCTAGTTTTTTTCTGATCTGATCCGCTCATATATTTCTGTAAGATTAATCGCGGCTGTAACTATTTTGTCATCGGGGGTTCCGATCTTGCCATCCTGCCCAGGAAATGTTATGCGATATTTATCCAGAGCATCACTGGAGCTTTCAATTTTAATTTCTGATCGACCTATTAACTCAAAATATTTTGTTGTGTGCGGAGATTTAATTTCCAACTCTTCTATGCTACTAGGTAGGCGTTTTTCTTTTGCGAGGAAATTCTCGACGGCCGCTTGAATAATAGCTTCTCCTTTGTGGATTTGCATTACGCTGTTGGAGCCTTGAGCATAACCCAGGCCGTAAAGCACCATGGCAGTGATGAAGACCATATGAAATATCGGCTGTACAGAGATGGCATTTGTAACCATTCTGCTGGAAAGTCTTTTACTGCTTTTCCGTTGAAAGGCTATCCAGTCAAGAAATATAAGCCTGTCCAACATAGTGTCATATGTTAGCAAGAAGATGAGCGCGAGAACCGCCATCCAAAGTTGCGATGTCATTTCTATTATATCGCTACTACTGAGTTTGAAAGCAGTAACAATTGCTCCGCCGGCCGCAATATAGGCTAAATCGAGCTTCTGAAAAGCTCTCACGCTTTCCCTTATGGTAAGCAAAGCCTCTCCGTCAAAATTATTATCTTGTGGCGCCACCTGTTCAATCATTGCAAATCCCCATGACTTCCTAGTTTTATTTCTAAATCCTATAATGTATTGAGTCCTCGAAGTCCAGCGCTGGCAGCAATTACATGCCATCACGCGCCGTCTTTCGGCAAAATCCTGGCCGATCACAATAGCCTACGAGCGGCCACTTTGGGTCGAAAGCAGACGGTCGCGACTGACCGCAATCGCCCCAAAGCGGATGCCTATCACAAGTAAGCGCTGATAGAGGTAGCATTGCTACCCACCCGCCTACTCAGCCCGGGCGCCGAGTTTAACCGGCGCCTGAATGATCTGCTCCAGCCACTTCCAGCCTTTATACAAATCCCCTCGCCCGCGCAAATGGGTATACCGTCGCAGCGAGTTCCAATCGCGGTGCCCGGATACACTCGAAACCCTCGGTATATCCCAGTCCATCTCAAACAATCGACTCACCCCTTCATGACGCAAGTCATGGAAGTGCAGATTCTTTATCCCTTTCATCTTGCATGCCTTCGACCAGGCTGTGCCGATTGAACCCGTGTTGTACGGGAATATCTCGCGACACTCTCGGGGCATGCTCTGCACGATGATCCACGCCTCATCCGGCAAGTAACACCAGACATCGTTGCCAATCTTCTGACCGGGGTTTTTCATGTCCCGCACCTTCACGGCCTGTCGGTGCTCATCCAGGTCTTCCCACAGGATGCGGGTGATCTCGTCCATTCGGCGAGTCGAAAAGATCGCGAAGGCCACAACCTTGGGCATGTGAATGACGCTGGGACGCCGCTGCAACACCTCGAAGAAGTGCTCCAGCACCTTATCGATTTCATCAAGCGTGGGACGCCGATCCCGCTCCCGACTCCTCAGGTTGTAGCCGAACTTTTTCAGCACGAGACGCGCATCTGGCATTGCTTGCGCATCAATCTCATAACCCCACGCAGCCCTAGCCAGGGACAGCACCGACCCCAGGTGCGCCAGGTCATTACCGGCCGTCTGCGGTTTGATGCCTCCCCCTTCAGGACTCATGCGCCACAGCGCGTAGTCCACCAGCACCTGCTGGGTGAGGTCGGAATCCACCTTCTCACCCAAGTAGCTGTTCTTGATGGCATTCAGCGTGCGCCGCTTCGTCTCACCCAGCGGCCGGGCTTTCTCGGCCTCGACCAGGTAGCGCTCGATCATCTGCTTGACCGTATGCCCTACTCGACTGGCCCGCTCGATCGCACCAGGTTCAGCCAGCTCTGTCTCCCGTCGCTTCGCCCAGGCCACAGCCGCCTGTTTACGGGCGAATGTCTGGCTCTCTTGGTAGACTGTCACCTTGTCGCGGTTAATGCGGATCTGAACTGTGTAGCTGATGGTGCCGTCGGCCTTCTTGCGGGGTCTGATCGTTGCCAT